CCGCCACACCCTTGTATAAAACTTTGCAAAATTGGATCGTACTGCTTTCCTTTTTTCTGGTACATGAGTTCAAAATCCTTGTCATCACTTGCTATGGCTGCTACATTTCCTGTGTTTAATAATTTAATTTGATCCATGATATAATCAATGCTGATGCCATAGTAATGCCCATCGGGGTCTACTCTCCATTTTAGTATATCTCTAAAAATATCTTTGATATGATCACTGATCATATCAAACTCGGGTATTGCTAAAGGAGAAGGTAGTAAATGAACACCAGGTTTTTCTTTCCTTCCAAAGACCAATTCCCAATTGCTTGCAAATGTATTTGCATCAACACTTTTAGGTCTTGGTGCCGATCCTTTGCCGTCATTACTCATTCTATTGTCCTTTGTAAACAATATTCAGTAAGTATTCGTTCTCTGTGCCACTCGTCGCCTTGTGGTGTATCAGCAAACTCTTGAAAGCAAGGTGTGCCTAGTGTGTAGTGCAACAGCTTGGCATTCTTATTAACACCATATTCGTCAGGTAGCCAATTCCATTCAGGTGGTAGTTCGCCAATGCGCGAATCTTCTAACCACGAGAAGCGGTGGAGCTCACTGCCTGTGGATTGCTGGACGAACTGGGGAGTAAGTTTCCTGTTAGGAAAAGAATTACAATTCCACAGAATAACACTACTCCAATTTTTTCGAGGATAGTCTTCATTTTTTGCTCCTAGGTATTTTACAGGCATGCGTGTTTGGTAATCATGTTTGACTACCATCACATCCATATAGAGATTCTGTAATTCCCATAACTTCACAATGTCATCACGCACAATCATGTCACCGTCAATGAAGATTGCCCAGCCCGTGTATTCTTGCAGGTGTGGCACAAGGAAACGAGTATAGATAAAGTGATTGCTTCCGTCTGTGTGTGTTTCTTCGTAGTCTCGAAACAAGTTCAAGGCCACAGGAATAATAGCCACTGGCTTTGATGCATGCCGTATGATTGAGTTGGCACAGGTGTGAAAAGCAATGGCTTCTCTTGGGTCGTATCCGACATAAACTGGTATGGCTTTCATCGGCGCTCAATGTCCTCTTCCACACAGTCTTCACCGTATTGAATTTCAATCAGCTTGAGAGGTTGATCAGTTTCGTTGCACAACATGTGCCACTGATTTTTTGCAATCCAAATATGCTCATGCACTCCAAAATGTCCAACAAGATCGTGATCACTAGAATTGTCCAGGGTATATACAGCGGCTTCGCCTTCTGCCACAAACCAAAACTCAGCACGTCGATCATGTCGTTGCATACTCAAACATGTTTTGGGTGCTACAGTTAGTTCTTTGAGTTTGGTATTTGCCCCAACTTCGTGTAACACACGATAGTACCCCCATGCCCGTCCAGTCTTGGGTTTCTTCCAATCTTCCAGTATCCAAGAACTGGAATTCATTTTGTTTTCGCCGCCCACACCAAACACAAACTCCACATCATCAATAACCATTTCGGGAATGTTATCTCGTGTGCGATCTCCTCCGTTGGCAAATACAATTTGATCGTTGGGATAACGTATTTTTACTAGTTGGATTGCGTCACAACTGCTATTGTCATTGTCATTGTAAACCACAACCTCGTCTACAATGCTCAATGCACTGACTAGAGCAAATCGTTCACTCATGGGCATGAATGGCTTACCTTTTTTACGAGTAAGCCATTCATCTGAATTGAGTCCAACAACTAGTTTGTTGCCTAGTTGTTTTGCCGCCTGGAAATAGGCAAGGTGTCCAGAATGGATGGGGTCAAAGCCGCCGGTGACAAGTACAATTTTCATACTAGTATTTACAGGCGGCTTTGCTCTTGTCTGTTTTTTTAATATCTGTACGTATCAGCTTTGTAAGGGCCGGCAACATCTACGTTGATGTAATCTGCCTGAGCATCTGTTAAAGTTGTCAACATAGCACCAATCTGTTCAAGATGCAAACGTGCTACTTTTTCATCTAGCTGTTTAGGCAACAAATACATTTGCCCTTTATTGTATGTTGTTGGATTGTTAAACAATTCAATCTGTGCAAGAACCTGATTGGTAAAGCTATTGCTCATAACAAAACTAGGATGTCCAGTAGCGCAGCCTAGATTAACCAATCGTCCCTTGGCCAACAAGATAATACGTTTGCCATTGGGCCAAATAACATGATCAACTTGTGGTTTAATTTCTTCCCACACTAAATCTGTTAAATCGGCAACAGTAATCTCTGTATCAAAGTGACCAATATTACACACAATAGCTTGGTGTTTCATGGCATCCATGTGTTTGCGTGTGATAACATCTTTGTTGCCGGTCGCTGTTACAAAAATATCAGCTTTGTCGGCGGCGTATTCCATAGTCACAATGCGATAACCTTCCATGGCTGCTTGTAATGCGCAAATAGGATCTGTTTCTGTAACCCATACCTGAGCACTCAATGCTCGTAAGGCAGCTGCACTACCTTTTCCCACATCTCCAAAGCCACATACCACTGCGGTTTTACCGGCAATCATCACATCAGTGGCACGTTTGATACCATCAACTAAACTTTCGCGGCAGCCGTACAAGTTGTCAAACTTGGACTTGGTCACAGAGTCGTTCACGTTAAATGCACGGAAAGGAAATGTTCCTTCAGATATACGTTTTAAAATATGATAAATTCCAGTTGTTGTTTCTTCGCTGAGACCAACAATGCCATCAACAAGCTCTGGGTGTTTATCAATGATAACACCAGTCAAATCATGGCCGTCATCAAGAATCATGTTAGGCGTCCAGCCGTTGGGACCTGTTAACGTTTGATCAATACACCACCAGTACTCCGCTTCTGTTTCACCCTTCCAGGCAAAAACAGGAATGCCCATGTCAGCAACAGCAGCCGCGGCATGGTCTTGTGTGCTGAATATATTACAGCTACTCCAGCGCACACTTGCACCAAGTTCCACTAGGGTTTTGATTAATACAGCAGTTTGAATAGTCATGTGCAAACTACCCACAATACGTGCACCACTTAGTGGTTGTGCCTGTTTGTATTCTGCTTTTACTGCCATCAATCCCGGCATCTCACTCTCGGCAATTGCAATTTCTTTATGACCCCAAGCAGCCAAGTTAATATCTTTAATTTTGTAATCCATAATTTTCCTTTTAATTTTTATGATGTTGCCACAGCGCATCAGATCCACCAAGGTGTCCCCAATCACTATCCACAGTCATGCAACTGCTAATACCACCACGTGGTCTGAATTCAATCTCAATACGAATACGATCTGGTTCATAGGCTTTGAGTAAATCCTTGTACATCACATCCAAGGCTCGTTCATAGCTTATTACAGTATCTCTATATTGAAACAAATACTCTTTAAGACTTTTTAATTCTATAGTACGATCTTTACCATAGAACCAGATAGTAATGTCCCCAAAGTCTGGCTGATTCTTCACGCCAAGAAATGTAAACTCAGGAATAGAAATCCGTTGTTCGTATCCCTTTGCGGCATTAGGTAAAGACTTGAGAGTACTACCATCAATGCTGTTCCAGATTTTTACAGTCATGTTATTCCTTTAAAATAAATCAGTTTTTTCCCATGGCAAATAGTCTTTGCCAAAATGTCCATAGTTGGTAGTTGAGTTGTAGATAGGACGGAACAAATTAAATCGTTCAATAATACCTTGAGGCGTCAAATCAACATTGTCTTGTAACCAGTTAGTTAACTCACGACCCTGTGCGGCATCTGCGGTTTCAACATAGAAGCTCATGGGTTGTGCTAATCCAATGGCGTAGCTGATTTGCACTGTGGCCCAATCTGCTCGACCACTGGCTACAATATTCTTAGCCAAATACCGAGTTAGGTAGGCAGCACTCCGATCCACTTTAGTAGGATCTTTGCCACTGAAGGCTCCGCCACCATGAGGACTATAGCCACCGTAAGTATCAACAATAATCTTACGGCCAGTAAGCCCAGTATCGCCATCAGGACCACCAATAACAAATCTACCAGTAGGGTTAATAAAGAATTCAGTTTGGTCATCTACATATTTTTCTGGCAGGATACTGCGAATTACACTTTCAATTGATTGTCTAACTTGAACAATATCTACAGACTCATGATGTTGAGTTGAACAAACAACTTTAGCAATGCGTTTAGGAGTACCGTTATCGTTGTATTCAAATGTTACTTGGCTTTTAGCATCTGGTCCTAACCAAGGCAGCGCCATACTTTTACGAACATGTGTCAATGTTTCAACAATACGATGGCTCCAATAAATGGCACTGGGCATGTGTACAGCAGTTTCATTACATGCATATCCAAACATCAAACCTTGATCGCCTGCACCAAACGTGTCTGTGCCCAAGGCAATATCTGCACTTTGCCCGTGCAACAAATTTGTAATCTCTACATCGCGCCAGCTAAATCCAGTTTGATCGTAACCAATATCCTTAATCACACAACGAACTGCACTATCAACTTCTTCTGTGTGTAAAATGCCTTTGTATTCTCCTGCAACTACAACACGATTGGTTGTGACCAAAGTTTCACATGCGCAACGCAATGATGAATCTTCTTTGCTCATAACTAAATCTAGTACTGCATCACTAATTGCATCTGCAACTTTATCTGGATGCCCTTCACTAACACTTTCACTTGTAAACAAATAACTCATTGGTTCCTTTAAACTTGTATATCTTCCATGCCTGCAGTACGTAATCTAACCACATGCCCCATTTGCCATTGCTTGGTATCTAGGCCTTTCATGATCCCTAACCAACGATTACGCAGTAGTGCAATTTCGTTAATAAGTGTCTCCATGTCAATGACTTCGTCTTCTCCGTCAACATATTTTTCAGCATCTCTAGATGTTAATGCTCTAGCATAGCCTTCGAGATATTTTTGAAAGTGTCGTCGGCGTATTTTTCGCAATTGTATGTTGAGAAAATTAAGCACCGCCTCAATTTCCTGCAGTTGATTGAATCGATGCTCAGTGATTCCAGGCAATGCAGTAATATTTTTTTCTACTATACCACCAATACGACAATCTTTTTTGGCTGCATCTAGCTCGTGTTCGTAGTATGCAACAAAATCTGGAAGCAGACTTAGATCACCAACTACACGACTGTACCACATTAGTCTTCCCAGTCTTTGTCATCAAAGTCATCAAAGTACTCATCTTCTTCCGCATCTTCTTCGTCACCGTAATCTTTGTCGTTGTCAAGATATGCAGTTAACGCACGTTTGATATCCGAATCACCTTTGAAGGCATTCCGTATGTCATCTACATCTGAATCATTGTCCATCAAGATCTGTACCACAGTTTCTGCAGCCTCTGCACGATCCACGGTGTTTACAAAACGTTTGAGTTCACCCCAGATTTCACTTGCTACTACTTCGCTCATTCTGCATCCTCCTCAACTGTAGTTACCTCTGCCTTCTGATTACCAAAGTCTTTCATCACAACATCCAAGCACGAGTCATCGTTGCGTTCCCAACCTTTGCGGAACTTCTTGATGATTTCTCCAGCACTTGTGGTAAACACCAGACTGTTGCCTTCTTTCTTGAGCAGACCTTTTTTCTCAATCAAGTCAGTAAGACCTGAGTAAGGGCTCATGCCTGTTGTGTAAGGGATTTTAACTTGCACACCTTCAAAGGGCTTGGCATAGCGTGTTTTCATAACTTTACAGCCTGCACGGATACCGTTGACTTCAGATACTTTGTTGCCATCTTCATCTTCTTTGAGCTTCATCTTCTTCATGGCAACCACAATTGAGCTTGCGTAAATGAAACCTTGGCCGCCTGAGATCTTGTCATCTGGATCAAACATGTCCTGGCTAGCGTATGTGTGATTGGTACACACTAGGCCAACGTTGTAGCTACCAAACATGTTGACGCAGTTACGAACAAGTGCGGTGAGTGCTTTGGGCTTGCGACCAAGGTCACCTTTCATTTCACCTGCATCAAACTGGTTAACGTCTGTGGGTGTTAACAACATGCCCAGGGAGTCAATAACAAACATGACCTTAGGACGTTCGCCGTCTGGTAGTGCTTTGTAGTCGCTCATGAATGTGGAGATTGTTTTTGCCACATCATCAATCATGGCCATACTCAGTTTAAGAAGTTTGTCTGGACCAGTGTCAACACCTAATGCTTTGAGCCAGTCTTCATCCAGTGCGTTCTCACTGTCGATCAACACCACAAAGATACCTTGCTCTTGTGCGTGTTTGACAATGTTGCCTGAACAAATATATGATTTGCCTGCGCCTGAATCACCAGCAAACACAGTGACTTTGCCAAGCGGAATGCCGCGATTGAAGTCACCAGAGATCAAATAGTTCAGGGCATAGTTGCCTGTGCTGATCCAATCTGTAGGATCATTGAAGCCAATGCTTAGGCCGTCAATGCTTTTTGTAATTTCCTTGCGGAACTTGCTTACGTCGAATGGTTTTCCCATAATAGTTTCTTTCAATGTAAAATAATGCTGGCAAAATTGTTTGCTTGTGAGTTATTATAAAGTATTTTACGATACTCAGTCAAGTGTTTGTCTAGATCAATCATGTTAGCAACAGGAATCTGATTAGCCATCGCTTGTCGATTATGTTGGTTACACCACGCCAGGAATTCTGGACTAAATGCCATGGTCTCAGGTTGATGTAGATTGAGATTAAACGAATATTCTAAAGTTTCGTAATTGTAATGATCTTTGCAATCAAGATTCATATCAAAATATTCAAACTTATTATAAAGTTGTCGCCCTACATAGGTGTATCCAAAGGTAAAATTCATCCGATCTTGATTAGAAATCATGGATGTTTTATGGAATGGATTATCAAATATTTCCCACTTGCTAGAGGCGTTAAACTCAATGGGTTTAGTAAAAATTGATTCCAGTCTATGAATAGCCATATTTACATCTTCGTATGGAAAAATCTTTCCAAGATGTTGCATAGCCACTGCTAATCGTGTTTCTACTATTTCATCTGGAAATTGATCATGCAATTGATTGCCTAATCTTGCAGAGTTAGAATTTTGACTAAATCTCAACTGATGTACTTGTACTTTATGATTTTGTGAAAACACCCATTCGGCGTGTATCTTATTAAGAAGATTCTGATCTAGGTATGTTTCTAGATTGTCTGATTGCGGGAAGCTAATCCCAACAAGATCATAAAGAATGTCATTGGTATTTGATAACGCCCAGTGAAGATCTGTTAAACTTTTGCTGACATTTTTTGCTATTGTTTGATTGTCAGAAAATTTATTTTGATTATTGCTAATCGATTTTTCTACAAAAAATTCAATCAATTCATGGTTGTACACTACTTCAAAAGGTATGCTATCACCAGTATTCTCAAATACCAAAGAAAATTTCATAATAACTTTATAATAGATAAAACACAAACACCGTTCGGTGTTTGTGTTACTCAATGATTACTTTTGCTGTCTTGCACGAATCATTGCTAAGATGTCTTGGGCATTGCCACCAGTGGCAGCAGCTGGTTTAGCAACTGGTGCTGTGGCAACTGCAACTTCGTCCTCATCATCAAATGGTGATGCGGCTACCGGGGCAGGCGCAGGGGCTGCCTTGGCTACTGGGGCACTTGCGGCCACAATATCGTCTTCGGTAACGCCACTATTACCACCTGCTGGTGCGTTTACACCGGCTGGGCGGAAGTATTGTCCCCAACGATCTGTGTCGTAAGGCTTGCCATCTACTGATGCTTCAAACATCTCTTTGATGACCTTCAACTCTACGTCTGTTGGACGCTTGGGCAAGAATGTGCTCAGGTCAAACAAACCATGTGCTTCAATTGCGGCTTGTTCAGTTTCTGTCAGCGCAGATTCCTTACGTGCCCACTTTGAAGTGTTGTAGTCAGCGTAGCCGCCTTTTTGTGTTTTTGTGATACGGAAATCC